AAGTAGGAGCAATACTTAAGACAGAAACAGCATACGATAAAGACATAAACTTTATTCGTGATGGTGTTGAGTACAGAGTTATCTTGCATTGGGATAGCCACGATGGATACGAAGCAACATGGCTAGATAGTGAGGCACGCTTTGTATCCTCACCTGATTGGGCTGATGATGATGAGAACAACAGGTTGTACCAAACGCTGGACTTTGCTAAGCCACATACAAATGTAAAAGTAAAGGAGCAATACTAATGGTTACATTTATGATGCAATGTTTAGGTTGTGGCACAGTAGTTAAAAACCCACGCACCATGCACTACATGTATGAGAAATGTGATGTGTGTCTTAAGTCACAACTTGAACAAGAAGAACTGGCAATAGATACATACCTACATGACCGAGCAGAGAAGGAACTAGAAGCCAATGCCTAACTATTCTCAACGGATACATCCTCATGCCCGACTGTGGATAGCAACCTCTATAATTTTAGGATTGCTATTCGTACTTAAGACACCAGCCCGCGAGTTGGTATCACCGCCACAAGGCAGGGTGATTGCTTATTATCACAACGATTACCAACGCCACGCCATTGACAAACTAACAGAGCAGGACAAACTTGAACAGTACCCATGTCTTTATGAATTGTGGATGCATGAAAGTAACTGGCGACCTAAAGCATTGAACCGCCATGGCGGAGCAATGGGTATTCCACAACTTAAACCAAACACATGGCGCATACTAAAGATTAAACCAACGCTAGATGGTAACGCTCAGGTAGATGCTGGATTGTTGTACATAGATAGGCACTATGGCAAAAGTGGTGGGGTATGCAGAGCGTACGCTCATTGGTTGGCAATGGGTTGGTATTAAGACATGAAGATGGAACCTAAATACCACAAGATAATCAGCGCAACATTAGTTGAAGGCAGTAAGCGCAGAGGCAGAAACATTATGCGTTATGTCTTACAATACAACTCTCGTTTATTTCAAGATGCTGTATGTCAAGGCATAGATACCGAGGTATTTTATCCAGTCAAAGAACTCTTTACTCTTGAAGAAGAACGCATGTTCAAGGCTATGTGTAGTGATTGCCCTGTCATGCGTGCTTGTTTAGAGTGGGGCTTAGCCCATGAAAGATACGGGGTATGGGGTGGCACAACACCACCCATGAGAACAAAGATAAGACATAACATTGGCTGGGATTTGACAGAGCCATCGCATCAAGCCTAAGATTTCATTGTCCATCAGCCCATGTGTAGGGGAAGCGCATAGGGTTGATGGACTTAGAAAAACCCATCACATTCTCTCCTGTCTGTGGTGGGTTTCTCTATGTATTAAGACAGTTTATCTAAGTCAAGTTCTTTAGCAAGCATAAACACTTCATCACTTAAGTCATCAAGTGTTCCATCATTATAGATAACATGATTAAACATGTAGTTATCCATTGCATGTTCAGATACATGTCCATTAACCGCACTAAGATTGTGACGATTGATACGCCACACAGTACCACCCAACGCCTTGATTGCATTAGCCTCATTAGGATAACGAACATCACTAATCACGATACGCTCTGCGCCAGTTAAATCTTTGAGTGCTGTCTTAATCCAGAAGTTATCGCCAAACATTTTGCGCCCAACTTCCGTGCCAAATACTTGTAGTAATCTGCGTACCTCAGGGTTATGCTTTGCTGTATCCCAACCATAATCATCTATCAGTTCAGCAAGACGAACAACACTATCTACTCTAGGGTTAAGGCGGTACATAGCAGTACGAATTGGGTCAGCAAATGCACGCCGTTCGTAATCGTAATTAAGACACAAGAGATTAGCCGTTGCATCTTTACCTGATTGTGCGTATCCACTCAAACCTATAATCATTACCAATCCCTCCATAGTTTACCGCAATAAACACAAACCGCATCAGCACTAACACCATCTACAAACCATGTGTGTTGAAAAATCCAACACCTTAATCTATTGAATAACTTTTTCATTTACAGTTCCAACAATAATAAGGTGTCCTTACTTCTGTCTTATCAACTAAGTATACTTTACTACAATGGGTACATCTAATTTCAACTTGGCTATCACTCATTGTCAGGCTTCCTGTATCTACGATTGTTCCATTGTGGTTGCTCGCCACCTAATCTATCTTGCAACTTAGTAAGGGCACGAGACACACGCTTGCGTAATGCTTCCTCACTAGCAGAGTATTCAATAGCGAGTGCATCAAAGTCCATGCCACCACCTTCAAACCTACGGCGTAGTAATAAAGTATCTTGCTTGTTAAGTTTTTCTATGGCGTAAGACACATCAGATAGCATGGCTTCCCTGTTCATACCCTCGCTTGGCTTGCTTGTGTTTTGAATAAACTCAGCATCGGCAGGTGCACCCGACTGTACCCACTGGTCATAACTCCACACATCTTTGAGTAACTCTTGTAAGATTTCATGTGTGTAATAGAACGAGTCATTCGGTTTTGATTTAGTTTTATAGGCGCGTTCTTTGGCGGCATACTTCTGTGCTTCATTGTGGAATGTACGCTTTAACTTAAAGACTAAAGACTCTTGCTTCTCCCACTCCTCAATCTTGTGCCAATGTTCTACTGCCCATAAGTTAAGGTGTTGGTATACATCATCAGATGAAACTAAGTTACGATGTATGCGAGCGCAACGAGTAGCAGATAGACGGGCAACTTTATACACCTGCTCCCATAGTTCTTCTTTGTCTGTCACTTGTTATACTTCCTTGTCGCTGTCATTAAATCATCTACTGTTATGAGGAAGCCCTTGCTTGTGTTCGGGGGTATCTCGCAAGTGATAGGTCTGCCAAAGTTTACAACCGCATAACGCAATGCATCCGTTGGTACAATAAGTGTACTACCTTCAAGCACGAACGCCCAGTAAGCAGCCTCGGTTACAGATAAACCTGATGGTGCGATGGCGTTCTTCTTCTTAAAGAAACATTCTGTTTCTATGTATAAGTTGTTAGTCCTTGCCCACTTCCTATCACGCTTGACCTCAACTGTTTTGCCACCCGTGAGTAGTTCCTCAACTAACTGCTCACCCTTCCTGCCGTATCCAAAATCTAAATCAAATGCAGATTTACTAGGACTCATTAACTACCTCAGGAATCCAGTATTGGGGGAACTCTTGAGCGTTCACATAGACAACCAAGTCACGCTCTTTGGTATCCCACCGCACATGGAACTGAGGTATTAAGTTACCTAATTCACGGGCTGGAATAATAGATAAACCATCAGAGAATCTAAAACAAATACGATGAAATACCTCTGCGCCATCGGTGTATGGTGGGGCTATGAGTAACTGTTGTAGTTTATTAAACGGAAAGATAGCGGGCTTACTACTATCTGACTTAAGCCATTTAATTTCTATGTCACCAATGTAGTTTTCTCTACTAGCACCATGCAATTTTGTTAAATGATAATCAGTAAAATAAAAGCGTGGCGTATCATAGAACTTCCATGGATACATCTCAGCCAATCGTGATGCCATTATTTTTTCTCGTTTACCATCGCCGTATACCTGACGGATTGGTTCCAATTTATACCCCTGCTCTTTTACGTAGACCTTCGGCACCCTCGGATAGGTAGACATCATTAACATCTTGACCCTCAGGCATGAACACAGGGAATACATTGTCTAACTCTCTGCTTAATTGTTTTGCCATCTCACGACCAGCATTGTCACCATCACATAGGATGATTACCTTTGCCCAGTCAGCAAGTACTCTTGTATAAAAAGACTTCCAGTTGTTAGCACCAGGTAATCCAACTGCATTGAAGCCCGCTTGTGTAGCAACGACTGTATCTAATTCACCCTCACAAATAGCAAGGCAATCAGAGTCCTGACTTAAGGCAGAAATGTTAAAGATGTGTGTGCTTGCACCTGGTCTGCTCATGTACTTCGGTCCGTTATCTTGATTCAAACTACGAAAGCGTATGTCAATGACACCAGCAGGTGTGATGTAAGGTATTGCTAACTTACCTTGGTATGGTTCGTGTCCAATCTCAGGCTCTTTTACGTAGCCGAGGCGAAATGTACGTGCTGTCTGTTCTGTGATACCTCTGCTCGTTAGATACGGAAGTATCTCTGCTAGGTTTGTTTCGTAATTCGCCGTTGCTTTCTCCAGTAATTCTCTCTGCGATTTGCTTAGCCTCATTGAAACCCACTCCTTCTTTCTTCATAATAATTGAATAGACATCGCCTGCCATGTCGCAACCGAAGCAACGAAACCCACCATTTTCTAGGTTTACCCGTGCAGACTTAACCCTATCACCGTGAAAAGCGCAGCGAACAGTGAGCCAAGTTGTGCTATTAGTAGGAATAGTAAAACCATAATGTTCCAATACCTTTCTTAAGTCATGCTTAGAGTTTTGCAAGGGCATCACTCAGCCTTTGAACTACATAAGCCTCATCAATCCCCTTGTTGGATGCCTTGATAATAACCAATGGCGTTGGTGCTACCTTTAGTTTCTTAGCAATGCGATAGTTCTCTGCTTCTATTAACGCTTCACGTATCCAGCCTGACAAATCTATCTTGCCGTCACGCCGTGGTGCCTTAGCCTCAATGACATACGTATCGTTTACTGTCTTAAGACACACATCACCTATGTCGTTACGCCCAGCACGAGGCAATCGCTGAGCATCATGTTCTTGTGTAAGTAACCAATCAGCCAAGTCAATCTCAAACGCTGCGCCCCTACGCTTGTTACTCTTTTGTAGTGTTGTCATTAGCCTGAGCCTCCGCTTCTGCTTGTGCACGTGCAGCACTTTCCCAATACAAACCATAATAGTTTTCATCAAAGGCAAACCGCTTCATGTGCTTAGCAATAGCACCAGTATGTGCATGAACTGGGATACCTGCATCCTTCATCCTTCTAAAGAACACAACATCTTCCCCAATAAATTCATCGCCACGTGCTTCAACCTCGGCAAACATGGAGTCATTGCCATACTTCTCGCGTAGTGTAGTAAGAACTGAACGGTGCATAAGACATAAACCCAAGCCAGCAATGTCTATCTTTACCACCTTGTTAAATGGCAATGGGTGTAAGTATTTAATCTGATGTGTATGTTCGCCCTCATCAAAGAGTGCTGGCATGGGTTGCATAAGGGAGCGTTCCATTTGTTTAGAAATAAAATAGGTACCGCATACAACAGGGCGTGACATCTTGTCTGCTGTATTCCATAACAAAGCAAGCAAGTCCTCTGTTAATACAATGTCTGAATCTACCCATAGCAACCAATCAGTTTTGATTTGGTCATACCACATGTCTAATAGATGTTGACGTTGGCGACCAATCTGATTGCCTTGAACACGAATAGCATTATGAATTGTTACACCTTTGGATGGAGCCATCAATGTTGTATACACTAAACCTTCTGTAAACTTACCGTCAACGGAACCATTGTCACACCAACCTACCGATAATCTTTCTTTACTACTATGCGCCATTTGATTCCTTTTCTATCTCATCAAGAACTGTGAGTGCGTTCTCGCCCATCATTTTAAATCCATTTGCCATCTCTGATAATTGCTCACCTACCATGACACCACACTCAGGGTCACTACATTGTTGTAGGTGTACTGCTAACTGATTTACATAGTCTGCAAACTGTAATGACTCCAACCATATTTGTGTTGGGTCATACACTTTCTTAGCCATGTCATCCATCTTCTCAAAGAGAGGTGGAAGTTCAGTTAGTATTGTCTCCTTCATTTCCTGTGGCAGGTTCATCTTGTCCAGGATTTTCGCCATCTGTTCCGTATCCATTGATGCTTCCAGTTGCGATGTACTGTGCGTACTCCTCATCCGTAATATCTTTGAAACGACCAGTCTCTTTATCTTGCCAAACAAGTGCCCTCCAACCAACGGTATACATAAGTGACTTAGGCATAACCATTAGTTGTGCCTTTATATCGGTAAGTAGGGGATGAGTAGATACTCTTACTTCATCTTTGCATTGTGCTGCTGGAATTTCACCAGCGTTTTCAGCAACTGTTAGTTCCCACTGTGCCATAACTTCTCCTTAAAATAACTGTGTTGCTTCATAAGAAACAACATCTAATACTTGCATTGATGCTGGGTCATAAGACAACCATACTGGCGTAGCACCAGTAGCATCGGCAGGACCGTAACGATTCTTGACTGCACATACACCCATCGTGGAGATTTGATTATGTACAGTAAGAATTAAAGAAGGGGTCTGTGCAACTTTTCCATGTAGTGCCTTTTGTGGGGGACATGGATTACCTGGCACGCCTTCGCTGGTGTGATGACACACAACAACTGCTGCTCCAGTTTCTCTAGCCCACCACTTAAGTTCTTTCATAAGCGTACGCAATCCGCCCCATTCATCTTGTGAATCCATAGTTACATCAACGGCGTTATCTAATACAATCAAACGCACGTCATCACCCAATCGTTCACGTGATGCGAGCACGGCATCTTCAATATCTTTTAGCGTTGGTGATGAATCAAACTCCCAGTAAATGTGGTCAGCAGGCTTGAGCATTTGTGCAGCCCAGTCTCTGTCTGCTTCCATCAATGGCTCTACATCTGATTGATGTCTACCAGTAAGCAAAGCAAGTAAACGCAGGCTCATGGTATGAGAGTGTGTATCCGCAGAGATATAAAGAGTAGGCACTTTTGCTTTGACCGCCAAGGACAGAGCAAGCGTTGACTTGCCTGCCCCTGGTGGTCCAGCAATCATGCTTACTTCGCCGTAACGGATTGCTATTTGTTGTGCAGCAAGAGAGTTCCACACAACAGGAAGTGTGGCACCACCTTGTGATGCTGTTCTAATAGCACGGCTAAGTAAACGCATGTGTTACGCAGGTACCTTGTTATTGCAAGCCTGTCCCTGTGGCTTAGGGCAAGCATAGAAGCCCTTGTATGGGCGACCAGTTGCCTTTGCAATACCTGCTGGTACTAAGCGCATAGGTCCACCACCGCATGAACAATCAGGCGCTGGTCCACCTGCTGGCTTGTAACCAACTGGTTGTGCATTAGGAAATGCAGCAGTAACTGCAGCAACTGCAGCAGATTGTGTAGGTGTAGCCATTGATTCAACTGTTGATTCTAAATCAAGCAATGTAGCAAGGCGTTGTGATACTGCATCTAGCAAACCATCAAGTTCAATAGCATCATTGGCACGAAGGTTAATCAACATTCCATCACGCTTTGTCTTGAAGTTAATCTGAATTGCTGCTTCGGTGGTACTCATTTGTTTTCTCCTATTGTTATTTCTGGGTAGAGATGTGATTCATTTCCGCCGTAAGAGTAACATGCTCTGTTGACAGAACACGTACCGCACATAGTGCTTGGCGATGGTATAAAGATTTTATTCTCAATGGCTAACTCAAAGCCCTTAGCCCATGAACCAAGGCGTGCCTCGGTAAATCGGTCTAATGATTGAGGAGCAGTAAGTTCCCCAGTCCGAGCCATGTAATAAGAACCATGAGTTGGGCGTATACCAAAGGCTTTTTCTACAAGGATTGCATAGATACCAAGTTGAGTCAGGCTTGCTGGCTCACGCGAAGATGTCTTGATGTCAACTACAAGTAGTTCACCTGTTGGTGCAACCATTAAGCGGTCAAGAAATGCCTTGATAGGCACACCGCTTACGGTTTCATTAAGTTCTGTTTCAATAGCATCAGTACCATCGGGTAACTTATACATATTGAAGTTGCTGTCTTGCCTAAACTGTGTCCAAAAGTCAACCATCTTTGGTCCATTTTCTAACCACCAAGTTGTATCTTCTTTGTTTGGATTTAACTTAGTAGCCCTTCCACCTGCTCGCCACTCCATGCCATTCTCTGCACTTGTGTAGTTACGATGCCATGCCTCAACGAAAGCATCAGTAGATGAGAAGGTAGATTCTTTTTCTGTACCGTAGTAAAGACGGTCATACAATTCTGTGCTTTCATGCACAGCCTTACCGCCTGCTAACCAGTATGATGGTTGTTCTGGAACACGTTGGATTCGTGAGAGATAGAACTGCCAACCACAACTGAGCCACGTGTTTAACGCAGAGTGGGAGACATAGTTTTTTCCCGTTACTTCTTCAAGTGTCATGTGTTTATCCTTTCAATAGAGGAGACTACTACACAATCTCTGCTCTATTCAGGCGACACGCCGAGGATTTGACAAAAAAAATAAACCTGATTAGACTGCTGTTCGTGCGGAGCAAGGGTGTACTAGCGAGGCTGATAAGCCGAGCAAAGCCTGCCAGTAGTGTAGCAGATTATCGTGGTGTGCCAACACATGCGTGCCCTTGTGGGCAAAAAGTTTTTAACATACTTGCTTGTTTTGAAGATTTTGAAATTTCTCTTTATACTTTAGATGCCAACTGCTCCGAGTGTGGAGCCTTAGTTACAGTACCTACTCCCCTAGATAGGGTTTAAATGATTGCTTTAATTGTACTAATGGTTGTTACTTGGTTTCCTATTGCTAGATATTTTTATGGTTTAGGTATTAAGAAAGAACAACAGGCTCGCCTTCGGCGATTGAGCAGCCTAAGAAAATTACTCAATGGCAAAGTATGATTACAAATGCACCGTGTGTGGTGGCATACAAGAGATAGATAAACCTATGGGTAGTGATTGGATTCCTACCTGTTGTCAAGAACAAATGCAACAAGTTTATTCTGCAGTGCCAGTTAAGTTTAATGCTAGTGGTTTTTATTCAACGGGAGGTTAACATGGTGGGTGGACTTATAGTAGGAGTTATGGGTTTAGTTTTATTTTTAATCTTGTGGTCACAAGAACATTGAGACAAAGCAAAAAAGCCCCCCGCTAAAAAGCGAGGGGCTATTCTGTTTAAACTTATTTCTTAAGCGGGAACGCATCCTTTGGATTTGCCCAGCGCATTACAAGAGGAATGATTGCTGCAATTCCAGCAGCAAGAAAATCCTTTGGTGTTGTCTTACCTAGTGTGTAGGCTGTAACTGCACCTGTAATGAAAGCACGAAGGTATGTTCCGCCAATGCTTGTTAATTGTTCTCTAAGTTTTGCACTCATTAGTTACTCCATTTCGGTCTGCCAAAACCCACAACAAATGCTGTAAGTTTTCGCTTGTTGTCTTTCTTGTAGGCACGGATACGTTCCGCTACCTCACCGCCATTAGCCTGTGAACCTTTGGCTTTCTTTTCGGGAGAGGTGTTGCCTTCAATAGTGGTAACAGTACCGTCAAGGTTATCCTTAACAACAATGCCCACGTGTTCTACTGGTGCACCGCCTTCAACAAAGTCAAAGAACACAATGTCTCCTGGCTTTGGCTTAGCAGTTTCAGCATTACTCCATGCACCTATACCTTGGAAGCCTGCTACACCTGCTGGTGTATAGACAACGTTAGGTAATTTTAGTTTCACTTGCGCTGCACACCACATAACAAATGAGCCACACCATGGCTGTCCATTATGTTTAGTAAACTCACCGTACTTAGTCTTGTTCTCTGGTACTTCAACGGTACCAATTTCTTTTGTTGCTACTGCAAGGAAGTCATCTGCTTGGCTCATTGTTCCGCCTTGGCTTTCATTACCTCAACATCAAT